CAGCAAGGTTCGGGCCGATGCCGAACGTGGGGGAGGCGAGGTAGGTGACTGCAGTTGCCATGTAGCGAAACTCCTTTTGATGGAGGCTCGCTGCAAGCCTGTTGGCAGTCTAGTAGCCCTATGGCACCACTTTGGTGTTGATTGTCAGTTCATACGCGGCATAGTCAAGGCCGCCGTAACTAATCGTGGTTGGCCGGGCCGTAAGTAGCCCAATCTTTGCAGCTCTAATCAGGTCAGCCAAATCGAGCAGCGTGTCCATCGTTCGTTTGTCGCCAGCGCCCTGGGCGATTAGCACCACGCGATATTCCATTTCGGCTTCCACGTTTGTGTGCATCACGATGCTGGGTGCCTCAACCAGCGCGCATGGTGGGTTCAATGTGCGTGGGTCATCAAATACACGCAAGCCAGTGATGGTCTGCAGCTTGGTGACTAGCAGGCCGTAGCCCTCAGCGAACATGCCAGGCATCAGGCCACCTGCGGTTTATTGACACCCAGCAGACGCATGATCTGACCGAAGTTGCCTGCCACCGGGCCACCAGTAGCAAGTGGGTCAAACGATGCCAGGGCTTCGACGCTGCCTTTTTCGCGGTACAGGATTGCTGCGTATTGCACCGTGCCTAGTTTGACATCAAGGCCGGGCACTGTGCTGGGGCTATCGAAATATCCGGACTCTTGCCTGCGACGGTAGGCAAATGCGTTGGCTGCACCTACAGCCATCGTGGCAATGTCCAAATCGGCGCTGGGGTTCGTAAATGTGTAGCCCAGGTAATCCTCAAGATCGCCCTGAGCAATCCACGTGCAGGTAATTGAGTAGGTGGCGTTGCCTGCGGTAACAGCCTGACGCTCTAGGTCGTCTGTGCTGAGCGCAAACAGCACCTGGTTGGTGATGATGCGCGCGAAGTCGTATTGGTAATCGCCTTCATCGCTGACACCAGTTAGGTAATACTCTGGCAACGCCAGAATCTTGTGGGTGCCGTTGAATGGCGCACCCATGTTGGTGAGCGTGACGCTCTGGCCTACCTCGAAGTTGATTGGTTCGAGTATCTGAACTACGGCCACGCCTTCGGTCACCTGTTTATGGGTGACAGTCAGCGTGGCCATAGTTAGTCGCCTGGAGGATGCGAACTAGATCAGACGGCTTTGCGGAACTTCTGCTCGTCAATCATCAGCGTTGCGAAGTAGCCGCGGAACTTGATGATGCGAGACAGTGAACCATCGGTCGCTTCGACCTGAACTGCGCCCTTCTGTTGTTCAAAGATTTCAAATCCGCTTGGGTCACCAATGATGATGGTGCCGTTGGCGAAGTTGCGATCAACAACGACCGTCAGGCCAAATGCGTTGCCAGCCGTTCCACCCGGCTGAAGTGCGCCAAAGGCGTTCATCGGGCCGACTTGTGGGAACAACGGCCTGTTGGCATCGTCGCTCAACTTGCCGAGCGCTGCCCACTGGTCAGGAGACAGGAACAGGTGCGTTGGCAGGTTGCCGTTTGAGCCAGTCAGGATTGCCGATGATGCGTCGTACATCCATGCGGCCCAGTTTGACGGGTCGGTCATCGGGCTGCTGAACGTGGTGGTCTGGGTTGCGCCAGTCACCAATGCATCGGCTGCAACATCGTCGGTTTGGTTGGCGTAAATGCGCGCCATGTCATCGAGCAGCAGGCCCAAGACTTCGGGCTCTGTCCAGTCCATGTCTTCCTCGGACAACTTGACGTAACCGCCGTAGACATTCTTGGTGACGTTGTTGTTGGAGACAACGAACGTGCCCTGATCCAGCGGCTGGTTTTCGCCGTTGCTCAAGCCAATAGTCGTGTGGGTCGTCACTTCTGGGCGACGGAACACTTTGCCACCACCTGGCATTGCCTTGACACCGATTGCATCAACGACTGGGCGCAAGCCTCGGAAGTTGTTGTACACCGGGCCGACAATCGGCTCAGGGAGAATGCCGGGCGTGTCAGTCGTAACCACATCGGGCGCAGCGGCCTTCAGGTTGGCGAAAAACTGCTGTGCTTCTGCACCACCGCGAATCACCTTGCTGATGTACTCAGCGGCTGATGGCATCTTGAACTCGCGCTTGGCCTCGGCCCACACAGGGGCGACAGGTGCAGCGGCTGGAACTTCAGCGACTGCTGCGGCAGTCTCGATCTTGTCGGTCATTGGTTGTAGCTCCTCTGTGGTCTTGGCTTTGGTCGCTGCAACCTCTGTAATCGTAGCACCGCGGAACGCAGGTGCTGTCACTAATGATAACTCCACCCAGTCGCCTTTGGTGATGACCATCGTGCCTTGGTCGTCGTAACTGAACTCAATGGGGTTGACACCGACGCTCACTGCGTCAATGGCTTCATCTTTGATCAGTTCAATCATGTCGTTGCCCTCTGACGTGGCGCTAATTCGGGCCGTGAACAACATGCCCTTGTCCGAATCCACCCGGCCAGTGACCACGCCTACAGGCTTGGTGTCATCGTGGTATTTGAGCAGTTTTGGCTTCTTGCCAGTGGTTGGCAGGCTGCCTTTGGCGAACTTGACACGAGTGCCATCCGAGACGGTGGCTTCGGTATCCCAGGGCACCGCGACACCTGAAATGGTGCGTGGCGTGTCGCCTTCCTCAGCGATTACGAATGTGTCAGCGGCTGTCAGTTTCAGCATTAGTCGTTCTCACTCTCTGTAGGTAGTGCCGGGGCAGGTGCAGCGTTGTCCTCCCCCGGCACATTGTTTGCTTCCTCCAGGTAGTAATCAACGTCTAGGTAAATGTATCGGCCGCGTGGTGTCACATTGTTCATGCTCAGCGTTTGCTCGATGCATTCGATGTACGGTTTGGCACCGAATAGGTACAGGTCTTGACGCGCCTGCAGCGCGTTCTGATAGGTCATGCCTGAACCTGTTGGTGCGCCGACAAGGTATGGCGGAATGTTGGCAACACGCGCCATCTCAAGCGCCTGATATGTCCGTGCTTCCGTCAACTGCAATTTGCTCGGATCCATGTACGACTCTTTCCAGTCGACGTACTGGTTCAACGCGGCAATCGCGTTGCCTTCACGTGCCCTGGCGAAGCCTGCGGCCAGTTCGCTCAATTCCTCAGCGCTCAATGGTTCGCCTTCGGTCTGTTTGAGTACGCCTGCTGGTGTCTGGTTGCGCGCGAAACGCTCAGCGCTGGTATCGAGGTTCAGGTTGGTGCGGATTGCCCTGGAACCGCTCGAAAGCAGGCCTTGAATTGGGCTGATGAATTGCACCACGTCATTTGGAATCAGTTTGTTGCCGTTGAAGTAGACCTCTTTGCTGGGGCCGAACCACAGTGGGCCGCCCTGGTCACGAGTCTGCACATCGGCTGCCGGAATCCAAGTGAACGTGGCTGGGAATCCGTTGCCGAATCGGCTGGTGATCACCCAGAATGCGCGGCCGTAGAAAATCAGGTCATCGACTGTCCACGACATGATGAATGATCGGGTCACGTTCGGGTCTGGCTGATGAAACCAAGTGTCATCAGGCATGTCAATGTCCTCGTACTCGTCATTGACCCATTGCTTGGAGTATTGGCGAATCGGTAAGCATCCAATCATGCCGCAAATGAGATCGCGTGAACGGCTGATGGTTGGAATCTGGATGGCGGCCTGACGGTCAAATCCGGCGGTGTACGTCATGAAGTTGCCGACGAATGGATTGCCAGCAGCGCCAGCAGCACCCACCTGGGCGTTAGGAGTGTTCGGGGTAGCGCGCTTCAGCGAGAAAATAGCCATCGTGCAGTCAGTCTAGGCGCTCGATGCAATCTGTGGTCTATTCACCATCGGTCGCGGTCTGCTCATCAAGCCAACAGCCCACACGAGACACCGGGCCAGCTCAATCGGGCCACTTGATTTCGTAGATGACAACGCAAGGCCGCTAGGTGTCTTGACCGCTACCGCGCGGCCGATGTGTTCAGCCAACATCGTTTCGCCAGTGTGATTGACGCGGCCCTCATTGATTAGTTGCCGGACAAGTTGCGTAAAGCGGCCAATCTCCTGATAGCCGACAATGATTCGCCTGCGTTGTAGATCAGTGGGGCAGTTCGTGTCGAGCGTGGGCGTTATCGCCAGCGTGAGCCCTGGATTGTCACGCAACTGTTGACGCACGTTATCCCATACCTGTGTCACGGTTTCGCACATGAATGCGACAGTCGCAGTCAGAATCCCAGCAGTATTGGCGTTCACTCTGACCGCCACGTATCTCCCATCGTCTATCGAGACTTCGCACGCCAACACGCCGCCTGGTACGGGTCGCGATTCGGTATGCAACGATTCCCAGCGCCCAGGCTGCAGCCAAGACAGTTCGCTTTGTACCCATAGGTTTACGCTAGAACGCAGGAAACCGGCACGATTAGGGCCTTTGGCTTCCTGCTCGATAGTCCGAATATCCAGCGTGTGTCCGAGCGCCGGGTTGGCGTACTCCCATGCAGCTGCGCTCATCGGGTCTAAATCAGGTGGTGGTGAGTACTCCGCCAGGTACAGGCCGCTTGGCTTTTTCTCGTCTATGGCGCGTATGCCTTGCTCACGCCAACGCAACATGGCAATCGAATCCTCGGTGCCTGCCGTTGACCACATCGAGCAAAGGGGATTAGCCCTGGCGCGTTGCGTAGGCAGGAGTCCGATGTCGAGTGTCTCGGAATCAATGCCGAATACTTCGTCTGCCACGATCAGGTCGCAGCTCATACCGTGACCGCTTGATGGCCGGGCCGCTTTGACATACCAACGCGACTCACCAACCGTCAAACTGTTACGGCCGTAAGCCCACACTGCCTTTACACCGAAATTGGCTTCAATAATTGGCGCTAAATCCTGAAACAGAGAAGTCGCCAGATCGAGTCGGTGCGCGGTAGTCAGAATCGTCTGCGGCCCGGCCTCCAAAGCATACTCAGTTAGCCACCAGCCAACTAGCGCTTTCAACGCAACCGTCTTGCCGTTCTGACGAGCAACACTCACCAGCGAAACATGATTGATGAACTTGCCATCAGCATCAAACGCCAACTGGCCATCAAGTACGTGACGCTGCCAGGGCATCAAATCAATCTTGAGAATCCGCTTGCACCACTCAGCAACATTCGGCCCGAACGTTCCGGCTGCATCAGGCACAATCGTTTCAATGCGCGGCAAGTCATGACCTTTCCCTTTCCGCTCAGGCGCTTTCCCTTTGGATAAAGAAAGAGA